CGATTTGAAGGAGTTGGTTTCTTACCAGCATGTCGAGATTTAATTTCTTCAATAGGATCTTCGCCGAATAGGTTATCAACTGGATCTAGGAAATACTCAACGATGTCGTATTCATATTCAGTGACCCATTCGCGATTACCAAGTTTCTCACCACGTGGACCAGCAGCCATACCACGATTCTGCGTTTCAGTTGCAGCTTCTCTCAAACCAGCATACGCTGCATCTTGTTGTTCTTTGCTAAAGTAGTTCTTTCTAAACTTAAAGATGATGCGAGATTCATCATGACCTTGTTCACAAGAATCGCAGTCAGTTGGAACATTACAATTAGCCTGAGTTGCTAGGTCGCAGTTCGGTGGTGCGTAAACATCGCAATCTTCTTCAACCAAAAGGTCGTAATGAGATTCATCAAGGAATTGACCCAACAGATGTTCGCTATCATATTTTTTATCAGCAACGATAATCTTAACCATATTATTCTCCTTAAAACTTAAATCCACTAAATTCATCACCATTATGTATTCGTTTGCCAAAATCAGTTTTATCGAACATCGGTGTATCAACAGACTTCTTTTGCCCAGCATCTGATAATCCAGATTGAGCAGATACTTCAACATCATAGAGCTTCATCTTAGCTCTATCAATACCAACAACAAAACGCTTGTAATATCCAGGATCGTTGTAACGATTCTTTAATTGTTTAACAATAATCTGATTCAACTGTTCAAGTTCTTCATTACTCACCAACGCAAACATAAAGTCAGCGGTAGCTGGCAAACCAAACGATTCAGAAGTATCTTCAAGACCTGGATCTGAATTTGTGTAGCCAGATCGAGTAGTTTGAGTTGCAGAAACAATAGGAACATTATATTCAACAGCCAAACCACGAAGTTCTTCAGCGATCGCTTTAACATATGTATAAGAGTTTACATTTCCACTCATTTTCATACGCTGGCTTGCGCAGATATTCAAGTAGTCAATCATAATAATATCTGGAGAGAAGTCACGCTTCATCTTTAGTTCTTCAAGTAAAGCACGGAAGTGACCAGCATGAGCAGAAGCAGTTGGATATTCCTTGATGATTAACTTACCTTCAGTTTTACTTGCTACTTTATCAAGTCTAGATGTGAAGATATCTTTATCGACAACCTTCAACTCGTCCATTGTTAGGTTTAGTTTGTTTGCGTCAATACGTTCAGCGATACGTTCTTCAGCCATCTCCATAGTAATATACAGAACATTATGACCCTGAGTCAAACATGCACCAGCCACATGACACATAAACAAAGACTTACCTACACCAGTACCAGCCAACGCAATGTTTAAGGTTTTCTTTGAGAGTCCACCTTTTGTGATTTTGTTGAACATGTCCAAGTCAAAGGCAATCTTTTCTTCAACACGATGATAAAAGTCATAGCGAGCATCAGCATCTTGTATATAATCATGACCGACATGATTATCAAAAGAGACGGCAAGAGCATCAGAAAGGATAGATGGGATTGCGTCTTGTGTATTGACTTTATCTGTGCCTTCGATGATTTTGATCGAACCGAGAATCGCATTATAAACTGCCCTGTCTTTACAGAACTTTTCTGTCTTTTGAATCAACCATTCTTCGTTTGGTTCTTTATTGTCCAAAGAATTAATAAACTCCTGAATCTCAGGAACTTCTTTATCGGTCAATCCTTTTTGATTACTAACCTCGATCGCGATAACTTCTTTAGAAGCTGGTTTATTGTATTGCTCGAAGAAACTAATTAGCAAAGAAGCAACCATGGCTTCTTTTCTATCAGCAAAATATTCTTTCTTTAGATGAGGAACTACCTTTCGGCAGTATTCCTCATTGTGAATCAGGTTCGATAGGATCGCCTGTTCTATTCTCATCAACACCACCTGTATAAGTTAAATCATTATTTTGTATACCATAGACAATTAACTCTTGTAAGAAGTCACCAAGGTATTGCTCGAATTCTTGTTTATCATATTCAGCATCATTGTTTTGGTGAATCTCATAATCGAAACTAATTTTAAGAGAATCGTCTACTTCTTCAAAGCCAACTCTACCATATGAAAAAATTATACCTGAGTATGGACTTTCTGTCAATTTTATCGCATTCATACCATTGTGTTTATGTTCCAACACAACATGTGGTCTTACAATATTATTCATCAGTGTCAATGTTTGCAAGTTCTTCATCGATAGAATCGTCTTTGATAATATCACCAGAAGTTACTGTATACTTGTTCTTAACATACTCATAGAATGATGGTTGTTTAAGAATAGGCATCCAGAACTCTTTAGTATCAGTTTCTTTCAAACGATACTTCTTGTCTTCAATAACACCATCAGCATCTACCTTGGCATACCAACCATTACTTGGTTTTGTGACATGTCCAGATTCAAGAGCAATATCGAGTAAGCCAGACCAACGGCTAATACCACCATCAAAAGATACGCTAACAGGGATTTTTGATTTTTCGCGAACATATCTAGATTTTTCTACGTTAATAATAAAGTTGTAACCAACAATCTCAGTACCCTCTTTTTCTTGTTGACGACCAAGAATAAAGATGTTATCGGCAGAATAGTATGAACCAGTACCACCACCAACGATATCTTTAGGGAACATACCAATTTCTTTGTATGTGTGGTTAACAACTACACATGGGATGTCCTTCATAGTCAAGTAAGGTGTAACCATACGCCATAGAGATTTCATTTGCTTGGCACGAGACATATCTGCTACAGACTTCGCGTCCATCGCATCTTCAACTTCTTTCTTTGAAGCCAAGTTACCAATAGAGTCAATCACGATAATCACATGGTCACCACGTTCAATACCATTGAGTTGTTGCATAATATCAAACTTCAACTGCTCAACATCCATAATTGGAGTGTGAACAACACGCTCGGTATCAATACCAAACGAATCAAAGTAAGACTGAGGAGTACCAAACTCAGAATCGTAGAATAGAAGAACAGCGTCTTCATATTTGTCAAGATAAGACTTAGCCATCAACAAAGAGAAAGCAGTCTTAAAGTGTTTTGATGGACCAGCCCACATAGTCAGACCTGGAGTTAGACCACCATCGAGACGACCAGAAAGAGCTACGTTAATAACTGGAATGGAAGTTGGAATCATGTCCTTCTTAGTGAAGAACTTTGAAGTTGATAGAATAGAAGTATCTTTAATCGTACTATTCTTTTTGATTTTATCTAAAATGCTCATATTAACCTTTCAAGAAATCTAGGAGTTGAGTTTCGTTCATAGCACCAACATTACGTTTTAGTTCTGTTTCGTTCTCATCAATAAGAATCATTGTTGGTACTGAACGAACACCATATTCTACTGAAATCTTTGGGTCGTGATCAATATCAATTTCCACAATGGGAACTGTAATTTTGTCGCCAGCATTCGCTATGACTTGTGACAACATTTTGCATGGTCCACACCATGACGCAGAAAATTTAAGTGCCTTCATTTAATCTCCTAAAATAATATTTTACTCTATGTATGTATATTTGTCAAGTTTATTTCTTTTGCGGAATGTCAAATACAAAGGTAACTCTCACGCAGTCTCCAATGTTTTTAGCTCCATGTGGTAATTTATTGTTAAACCAAAGAAGTGTTCCTGGCTCAACAGTTACAGATTCACCACCAACTGTATATATGTATCTACCCTGTATTGACAGATGATACCTGTCTCGAGATTGATAATAACTACCAATGTCTATGTGTTCTCCAACCTCACCACCTACTGGTAGCGAGAGAAACCCACATCGAGACCAACGCTTAAAGTGTCTGCGCAAGAATCCCAACACTTCAGTATGATGTTTGCATGCTGGTGTTGGTATGCAAATTTCAGTGTTACCAACATACTCATTCTCATTAGTGACGCCACCAACAACTAATTGCAATACACCAGCATCAACTTCAGGAAACCCACGATCTAACATTGACTGAGCACCATCTACTTTAGTTTGAGCACCCCAATCTTCTGGATGTGCTTCTAACTGTTTTAGTATCTTTGAAACATTTATGCCAGTCTTAATGATTTTAATGTTAGCCAAAGAAATCCTCCAGACTAGATTGCTCTTCGCACTTCCAACCGAGTGGTTCGATTACAGTTTGCATAGCATCAAGGAAAGTCTTTTTAAACTGTAGATCGTAGTCAATGAATTGGTGCAGACCAAACTCCTCTGGAAGTTTTTGCGTGAATGCAATTACGTCTTCATTGAATGGGTTTGGTTTACGAACATAAACGAACTTAATCTTTTCGCCCTCTTTGATTGGTTGGTATCGTTTATCTAACTCAAGACGCTTAAGGTGATGATTGAACAACAATGAACCACGGACATGAATAGGTGTACCTTTAGAGTAGATCGGGGAACCAGCGTATTGCTTCAAACCATTGACGCCACGTGGGAATGCAATGTCTTCAACTGGCATCTTAATAAACTCTTCACGGAAATCCAGAATATACTTATGTAGGTCTTTTTCAGTGCCATGAAGAATTACTTGTAGAGAGTCTTTTAGTTTATCACGAATGACAGCTGGAGTAGAACTCTTGACCATCTCAAGACCCATTACCTTGACTTTAGGTTTAGCGAACTGAACACCTTCAGAGTTATGCACGTTTAAAACATAACGCTTCTTCGCAGTCCAGATACCTTTGTCGGCAAGAACTTCACGCTTCATTACCATCTTCTGACTATACGCATTCATATAATCAGCTAGTTCTTGATAACCCTGATCGATAAATGGTTGGAAAACATCTTCGCAGATCTTGTCCATAAACTTGATCTTTTGCTCAGTAGTTTTACCTGCGCAAACCTGCTCAACCAAATTCTCAAGAGTAAGATAGATAGAATCAGTATCAATCGCAATAACAAAATCTTTACCTTCAGTCTTAAGAGTTTTGTTTAAGAATGCGTTTAGTTTGTTCGCCATCCAACGAATAGACAACTGACCACTGGTGGTAATCCCTTCAGCCATGCGAATATCAAAGTATCGGAAATACTGATTACCCATCGCACCATAAGCAGAGTTAAGGGCAATCTTCATTGCCATCTGCAGATTATTCAAACGGGAGATATCTTTCAACAAGTGTTTTTGAGACTTATCGTTTTGATACTCCTGTTCGACTTTCAACATCTGCTTTTTAAACTTGCTTCGGTCAGCATACATCTTTTCCATCAACTCTGGCATGAAACCTCTGACGTCCCTACGATAACACCAACCATTGGCAGTCAAAGTCATATCTCTACGCTTAGTATATGTAGTATCAATCTCTTGGTTCAACAATTTATCAACAGAGACAGATGGGAACTTTTCTGGAAGAAGAGTTTCTGGGCTGATGTTATACTGCATAATCAAGTGTGGATACAGAGAGTTTAAGTCAAATGAAGCAACCCACTTATGCTGACCGACGAGAGGGTCTTTAACGTAAGCACCTTCGAATGACTCAGACTTATGCGAACTATTCTTTTGCGGGATAACAATACCACGCTTGCGTAGATGATTATAGATGATAGCATCCCACATACGAACCTGTGAGTAGACGTCTTCATAGTTAATCTTTGCGTTATACGCCATGGTCAAACACAGCTCGATAAGTTTCATCTTATCTTCAAGTTGGTCTACAAGTTCTACGTCATGAATGTTATACACAACGAACTCTTGCCAGTAGTTTGTGTAGAAATCCTTGAAGTCAGTTCCTGGGTTTTCTTTCTTCTTGTCGCTGAGTTCCTGCTCTGCAATATAATCAAGACGATACGATTCTTGTTTAGTGTAAGTAAACTTCTTATAGAGATCTAGATAATCAAGTTGAGAAACACCATTCCACTCATAGGTAATTTCCTCGTTACCTTTAACGAAAATCTTACGCTCATTGATAAGTGCCCATGGCGATAACTTACTCGCAAGAGATTCACCCAACTCACGAATGATTCGTTTCGTTAGGTAAGGAATATCGAAGAAAGTAGTGTTCCAACCAGTGACAACATCAGGATAGTTCTGCTGCCAGAAAACCATAAACTCTTTAAGTAGATGGTGTTCGTCTTGGCAGTGAACATAAACCAAATCATCGCGACCATGAACATATGTCCTAGAACCGAACGTGATGATTCTCTTACTAATCAAATCCTTAATTGTGATTAGTAAGATTTCTTCGTTGGCAGTTTTAATGTCTGGAAATCCAGATTCAGTGGCAGTTTCAATGTCAATTGTGAAGACTTTGATCTGTTCCATATCCCAGCGAATATCACTTTCATAAGTGTCGCTGATGTATTGAGATGTGTAGTTGGTATTACCGTAGACATTAAATCCAGAAACGTCTTTATACTTCTCAACGAAGTCACGTGTTTCACGGAGAGTTCCTGGTTTAACCTCGTCTACGATTTCACCATCCAGAGTTCGCCATTGAGACGATTCGTTTTTGGATGTGACGTAGAGAGTTGGGTAATAGTCTATCTTGCGATTAACTCGCTTACCATTTTCCACACCTCGGACATACAATTTATTACCGAAGGGAAAAACATTGGTGTAAAAAATCATTAATTATTTTCCGTACATAAGCATCATGGCGTCTAATGCGCAATCGTGAACAGGGTGATGTTTGATAACAGCAGCACGCTCGAATCCTGGATAATCTACATTACAATATCCATTGCTCGAACCAGTGAAACAATCAACTGCAGTTCTAACATCTCTATACATATTATACCCTGTTAGTAATTGCATGTCAACTTTTTTACACAAAGAATCAATAGACATCTGATCAAGAGAACCACGTGTCCACATAGTCATCTTATTCGCACCTGGGAATTTGTTCATGTAGTCATGCAACATTCGGATCCCATCTTCAGCAAGAAGATCGTCACCAGATGGATCTAGAGAAACTCTACGAACATACTCATGTTGATTCTGCCACCACTCTAGCGTACCAAGATCGACAGTTCGCCCTAGTCGTTTAACTTGATCCTTGGCATTGAACTTCACAAAAATTGCACCATCAAGTAAATCTTGATACGATGGATTTTTACTGGCGTCAAAGTGCACCATGGCAGCAGATAGAATAACAGTAGTTGATTCTACACCTAAGGTTTCTACATCAAATACAAACATAATTAGTTCCAAACATCATCTTTATCCCAGTTACGGTTGGCGTAGTATTCTTGAACAGCCAAAATAGCCTGCGTAAGATAGCCAACTCGCTCTTCTTTGGTGAATATACCATCACCATATGGTTCAGCACTGTAAATAGTTTCGCCACCACAGTCAGGAACATCTACACGGAAGTGTCCATGTCGTAGACGGAAGTACGCTACTTGTTGACCAAGTGAATCGTATACGTCATATTGTTCTGGGCATGCATGACATGTTCTATCTAGACGATAGCCATGAATCATAATCCCAAGTTTCCACATTTGGTGTTTGTTGTCTTCACTCATAATTTATTTCAAGCCAATTAGTTTCTTCTGGTAGAATCTCAATAGTAATACCATTCTTTGATGCCTTATCAATCATTGTCTGAAGAACACCCATTCCATAAACATTTGCACCATAACAATCTTTATGGCAGTCGTAGACAGAACCAGAACTACCCTCGAAAGAATAAACAAATCCTTCAAGAGTAGCCTTAGTGATACCGCTGTTTAGTTTCCAGGAATCAGAACCAGCCCATCCACCATACCAGCATGCGAATACTTTATGAATTGGTGGATATTCGCCACCAGTAATTTTAACGACCAACCATTTATCTGGAGTGTAATCAGACATCTTTTTTCCTTGCTTGGTATTCAGCTTCATGCACATCACACAGAGTACGAATCCATCCACCAGTTCGACGCTCTCCTTTGTTACCGCATGTTTCACATGTATGTCCAGCCCAAGTCTCAGCCATATCAACTAAACCAGAGATGCGTTCATCACCACCTTGATAATAGAAACGGAGTCCACCGAACTTCTCTTTGATCTGCTCAACCTTAATCCAATCAAACTTTGGAGTGATATCAATATCATTCTCCATGGCAGCTTCTGCTCGCTCGATATCCCAGTCAGATGGAAGTCTACCTTTCTTACCAACCATATATTGAATCAATGCTTCCATACCCTTATCTTTTGCTCGTTGTTTACGCAAGTCATTGGCACGCATGTTGCGTCGCCATTTGGTATAGTGATCAATGTTTCCAATCAATGCTTCAATGATAGGATACCATCCTTCACCGATTGCGAATCCACCATAGCGTTCTTCCTCCCCAAAGTAGCGAGGGTACTTTTCAGCCATGTGAGTTTTAAATTCTTCGTAATTCATTATCAACTCCAAGTACGATGGTTTTCTGCTACGTGTTCAATACCATCATATTCAACAATGTGCCACTTAATATCATCTGGGATTTCTATAATAGAAATTTCTGCTGCCCATCCCCATGACGCTTGACCCATCTCTTCAATAACTGCGATTAGATCTGCATCAGATCTATCCTCAAAATAGTCATAAGAACTAATGTAATATTCATCATCACCAGCATGACCAACCTGATAATAATTAGCACCCAAAAAAGTTGATTCTGCTTCTACCTTTTCGAAGGCAACACCCTTACGTTCAAGTAATTTCTCAAACGCTTCATCTGAAATACCAAAGCCACCAAAGCAGCTATTAATTGCAACTTTCATTATGAACTCCAATGATGACGACGATCGAACTTCAAACCCAAACTCTTATGAATCATTTTATCTTTAATCATGTCAGGAATTGACATATATGGATACTCGAGAATAAATGGACAACCAGAGTCACCCCAAGAATGATTATCAAAAAAATAACGAGCGAGGGAAATATCTCGTTTTGATTTTTCATTAAAAAACCTCTTTTGTTGAATTAGAGTTTCAAGAACCATTATTTAATAACCTCACTAGAATCTGCAACAGTTTTATCATCACGAATCTCAATGAAGATTGGAAGAAACAGCGACTCTTCACCAAGTTTATTCTTTATTCTCATATTATACTTGACAACAGCAATTTTGTCAAGTATTTCTTCTTTGATGTGCCAAAGATTAATGCGATGGTCATCATTAAAGCCAGACCCAACTCTTACCTTTACAACACCATCAGAAGATTCACAAACAATTGCACCCAACATTCCTACATATTTGCCAGTACCTTCTTCAACTGCAACAATCTTTAGGTCGCATTCCATCTCACCTTTGAATTTAATCTGGTGTTTGACACGCTTGTCTTCCCAGATACCATCGCGACTCTTAAGAATAATACCTTCCTCACCCTGCTCTAGTAGACCATTGAATAAGGTATTGACCTCTTCCATATTATCAACTTCCCAGCGATCAACCAAACCTATTCTCGCTTGTGCTTCTTGGTTCATATCCATAATTTGTTCAAGAAGTTCTAGACGTTGTTGATATGTTAGTATAGATTTACCAGCTTTAAATTCGTCGTAACTTACCATGTCCCACAAAGTGGCACAGACCATAGAAGATTCTTTAGCGGAGATAGTTCCCTTATTCGCTTTGTTAAGAATACCATTACCAGTCTGGCGATCTAGGATCTTACCGTTATCTTTGATAAGCAACTCACCATCAAAAACAACATTATATCCAGATGCCATGGCTAGAAATTCATTTTCTAGATTACCGAGTAGCTGGATCTCTTTACCATTACGACTTCGGAACTCTACCTTCCCACCACTAACGATGGCGTTAAATCGCATACCATCCATCTTAAGTTGAACATAAGCTGGAAACTTAATTTTATCAACCAGTTTCTGCTCAAATGGAGAACATAACATACATGGATACTCAGAAACAAGTCCTGGCCAAACTACATTGGCAGTTGATACGCTGACACCACACTTCAGATCTTTCTGAATAACACGCTCAACTACCTTTGCGTTATCTGCGGTAACATTCTCTAGAACATATTGGAGATGTTCAATGGCATCATTACCAGTGACCTGACGACTAGCCAACATAGTGACTAATTGATCAAGTGCCCAATCTAAATTATCACCAAGGTCGTTAGTGTTTGGTGTATACTTTGGAATCTTACGTTGGTAAAACTGAGTGAATGGGTCGAGAGCCAAACGGACAACTTCACGAAGAACCTCGTTATCGCTGTTTGCGTTTAGTTGATCGATTTTAAAGTTTCGCGAAGCATTTGCCGCAAGACTCTCGAGAAAACTGTTGATATTCATTCTATATCCTTAATGCCACTTTTAATCACAACGAACTTTCGATACCGAGTATCGATGCGAATCGGTTTCTTGAACATCGTAAATTCTTTGGACTGATTAAACTTAAAGTATCCATAGATTTTACTCTTAGTGTCAGACATAAGGTAGGTATGGTTGGGTTGACGATGTTCGCAATCCCATACAGTAGTTTCTTTAGCCAAAATCATATAATGATTATACCTTATTTTAGGATAAATGTCAAATTATCGCTTCATCCAAGTACGAGCCGAAGCTGGTGCTTTGCGAGTTTTTGCAACTTCAATAGAACCACCTCGCTTGAGGAATTCCTTGATTTGTTTCTCAGTTTCTTGACGTAATTCAGTTTTAGTTTTGTAAACAGTTTTCATATTAAATCTCCAATTATTTCGACAAGTTGATAATGCGACCTTCATATTCCATGAAAGAAACTTCATGCGGAACATAAACAAATTTTCCAACCAAGTGGTCAGTAACTTTCTCACCACTAAAAATTTCTTTACTTACGACGATTTTAAAAGCAGAGTAGCCATGCTCTTTATTATTAGCTTCAACAACCTCACCTTCAACGAAACAATCTTCACGACCAACCATCGGTTTAAAATCATAGGCACGAATAACATCACCGACAGAAGCAAGTTTAGAATTTTTCAACATTTTTGTAGTTCCCTTTTCAATCATCATAAGATAATTATACCCCATATATGAATTATTGTAAAGAACTTTCGGAGATAACCCTGCAGCGTGTAGGGGTTTAACAAGACCCGTGTGTAGTGGGTCTACAATGAAAAAGACCCACGTAGATAGTGGGTCTTAGGAAGATTTACAGCCCTGCAAGCGAGCCAGCTTGGGCTATCTGTATGCCTGAACCGAAGATTCGCCTATACTCGTTCTCCATTTTGACCTCTGGAGTCCCATACGACGCTACAGCCAATTTGTTTAGGGTTACGTTACCATTGACGTATGGCATGTATGGAGCGAGTCCAATACCTACACCCTGTTCTGTCTGTTGAACGATAATCGTTGCTGGAGATTTTAACTCATATTCTTCAGCAGTCAACAAAGAAACAACTTCTGCGATTAACTCTTCACCATTGATCATTTTAAAAACTTTAATACTCATATTATACCTCTTCAGCTAGTTTATCAATATATTCCGCAGCATTGTTTTGATCAAAGAAATGTTTAATTTGAAATTTCTCAGTTTCATAATAATGTTGTGCGACCAATAAAACCTCTTTTGTCTTATAGACAGAGATTTTCATTATCCAGTTACCACGACGAATCGTGACAAAAGAAATTAGATTAGGGGACACTTTTGCTTTCATCATAAATGTATTTAGGGGAGACAAGCTCCCCACACATTTACGACTTCTGTTTAGCTGGTTCTGGCGTTTTACCGTTAACCCAGTCCCAATCTTCATTGGTCATTGGAATCCAGTTAAGCATATTAAACTCCTTCGTTCAATACTTGCTTCTCACCCTTAGATTTAACTGGAACCTTCTTTGGCTTCTTTTCTTCTGATACCAATTTCTCTAAAGCGATTTTCAACATACCATTGAACAACTCAGCGTCTTTAACTTCCATTTGATCGTTAAGAGCAAATGCACGAGTGAAGGCACGAGCAGCGATACCTTTATATAAGAAGGCATCTTCTGGTTCTGTTGAAGTAACATTACCTTTAATTACCAATTTACCACCATCAATCTCAATGTCGATCTCATTCTGAGAGAAACCAGCTACAGCAACTTCAATCGTGTAGTGGTTATCATCAACTTTCTTGATGTTATATGGAGGATAATTTGGAATGTTTTTAGTTAGATCGTCATGTAGCTTTTGAAATTGAGCCAGTTGATCATCGAAACCAACAAATAACTTATCAAAGTCTTTGAATTGGTCGTTACTAAAAAATGATGGAATGAATTGTTTGTTCATAAGTTCTCCTATTAAGCGAGTAATAAAATGTTAAGCACCCCGAAGGCATGCCAGTTAATGCTGGTTACTGTATCCAGCGGTGTCGTTTCGTCACACCAGCTTTATCACGCTCCGTACCAAAGCGGTCCTAAGGTGAAGTCTTTACGGTCCCATCCCTGAGATAAGTATTTAGGCAGCAGTTTTAGCTGCTTCTGCCTGTTTGATAATTTCTTCTACTTGTGGTTCACCTTGTTGCTTAATTTTAGCAATCAATGTAACAACTTCTTCAAATGGATGTTTTCCTAAAACACGAAGAATAGTATTAGTTTCGTCAATAGTCAAGTCAAGTTTAATCATTTTGTTTTCTTTCCAATATTATATTTCGGCACAAGTTCCCATTGGTCTTTTTCTTTATAAGAGACCACTTTAATTTGCGATAGAGATGCTTTCTGCTCAGCACGCTTAGAGTCGAGAATTTTTAAAAGTTCCCAATCTTGCAATAAACTAGCGATTGCATTTCTTCGCTCGACATCACCAGAAGTGATGTTCGATTCTTTACCATCCAAAGCAAATAGTTCTTTGAAATGGACAATGAAGTATCTACCCTGCTTATGTAAGATATGGCAGGATTGATATAATTTGTTTTCTTTTCTTGAAGCGATCCCGATACGGGTAAGTGTTTCACGAACCTTCAAAAAGTTATCTGGTTCTGGTAATGTCACTTCAAGCATGGACTCTGGAGTCCAGTCGTAGTAAATCAATTCAACAGTCATTATTTTCCACCTTTGTATAATTTTTCTTCTATCATAGTAAGTTGTTCTTTGGAGAGAACAGATAATGCCTGTTTAGCCTTCTCTTGGCTGTATCCGTAAAACTCCATTACCAATTTCAGAGAGTCCGTTTTCTCGTCTTTTTTAGCCCAAGAACCAAACCTTTTCTTCTTTGGTATACTATTTAGATAAAATAAAAATTGCCATTCTTCTGGTAGAGAATAGTATCTATTCATCTCATTTGCGTACATCACTGTATCTGGGAACTGAGACAACCCTTTGTTAATAATCCAAGAACCTTTACGATAATCCTTTTTAGCCTGTGGATCTTCGAATAAGTTCTGCTTGGTTAAGTTAATCGCATTTAAGAAATCAAATGGTGTCATGACCCATCACCCAATCTTCAGCTGCATTTTCAGCGTCGTCAATTGTGTGAAATGACTTAAAATCATTGAAATCTGTTTCAGCATCAAATAACAAAACACCATAATCGCCACTGGTAGTTCTATAAACTCTTGCGTTGCGAGTTCCCTCTTGATATTCACTAATTATTGGCGTCATTCACAAATCCTATCTCTTTCAAATTTTCAGTGCTGGCTCCAAACTTTTTACCTGGATAACGCTTCTCTAAATTTTTTTCTAGATGCCAGCGTGTATTACCCTGAGCCATAAATGTTTTATCTTTAAAATCATAAACATAGAATACATCATTATGTTTTTCAATTATGATTGGTATTGGTCGTTCTTCTTCTGGTTGCTGTTCTTCAGACTCTTCCATTGTTTTTAACAACATATCGAGTTTTTTCTTGGCGTAGTTTTCCCTAGCGTTCCAACCCCAAACGATTCCGAAGATTACACAAGCAACATAGACTAGTATGTCTAACATAGTATCTCCTACTTGAATTTACAGTGTGCCATTAATTCAGTTAGTGCAGCCATAATATTTATCTCTTGGTCAGCTACGAACGCAGCTTTATACTGATAATCAGCCAAGGTCAAAATTAACTGCGGAATACTA